GTTTCCCAGTCACGATCGGGGGGGGTAAGGTTTTAACCGGACAGTTCGCTGGCTCTAGGGCTATGGGACGTTCATGTAACTATATGTTTGGACTTGAGGGGAATAAGGATCCTGAGTTAAGTCCTGAAGAGCGTAACACTAGGAAGCTGGTGCTACTTGATGATAGGGAATTTGGTGAGGTTGGTGAGACTAACCTTTATTGGAACCCTGAGACAACATGTTTTGCGGAGATGCATTAATGGAAGAACGTAATGAAACTATTGAGGAAGCTTATGTTAGCTTCTACGACCTATTCTACAAGGTAGCATATGGACGACTGAAGGTGCATGAGGATGCAGAGGATGCTGTGCAGCAGACATTCATGCTAGGGCTACGCTACTTCCACACCTTTGACTCAACGCGTAATGGTGTAGGGGCTTGGCTACGTAAGATCTTGGACAATGTATGTAATGCACAACAGCAAGACATGCGTAACAAAGGTGTTAGTATGGAGTTTAATGAGGAGCTTCACCATGAGGGCGTTGAGATGACACACTTAGGTGACCAACTTAAAGAACGCATCCGTGGTCATATAGGTGAATACAATAATGCTGACACACGTTCAGCTCTTACAATGTATTTTGTTAATGGAGCTAAGCCTACAGAGATTAGTCATGTTGTAGGCCTTAAGATTAGTGCCATTGAATGGTTAACCCGTAAGTTCAGTACTAGAATGAAGGAAATGTATGCTTGAGAAATGCTTAGATCGTAAGTTTTACGATGACGACTTATACGCCGTACAGTTGACACGAGGTGGGGCAACCCTCCATGCTGACAATACCACTGTACATCTATCCAGAGATGACATAGTAGCGTTAGTAAAAGAGCTACGCATTACTAAGGGAGAACTATTAGCAGCGGGGATTACATGAATGAAATAGTATTCGACATAGAGTGTGATGGCTTTGACCCCACCAAGATACATTGCCTATCAGCTAAGTCTAGCAAGGGGCTTAAGTCTACAACCAAATACAGTAACATGAGGAAGTTCTTCACTAATAAAGACAACATAATCATATGTCATAACGCTAAGCGATTTGATGTAGTTGTTGCCGAAAAATTATTGGGAGTTTCTGTTACAGCAAAAGTTGTAGACACATTAGCCCTGAGTTGGTACCTCTTTCCTAACAGAGCATTGCATGGGCTAGAGAGCTGGGGTGAAGACTTCGGTGTACCTAAGCCTAAGGTTACTGATTGGGAAGGTCTTAGCTCTGAGGAATACATACATCGTTGTGAAGAAGATGTTAAGATCAACTACAAGCTATGGCAAAAGTGTTGGTCTTACCTACTTAGGTTGTATGGCAATGAAGAGGGTGCTTGGAAACTCATAGACTATCTGATGTTTAAGATGGACTGTGCTAGGGAACAAGAGAGGCTAAGGTGGAAGCTTGACGTACCTAAATGCACTGAGGCTCTTGAAAGGCTATCTGGCCTAAGGGATGCTAAGGTGATAGACTTAGGTAAGGCTATGCCTCCTATACCAGTCGTCAAGGCTCGTGTAAAGCCCGCTAAGCCCTTTAAGAAGGATGGTAGTATAAGTGCTGCTGGTATTAAGTGGAACGCTCTCCTAGAGGCTTACAATAAGCCTAAGGATTATGATGGGGAGATACTGGAGGTGACAGATCTTAAGGATCCTAACCCCGGCAGCCACCAGCAGGTTAAGAAATGGCTTGAGAGCTTAGGTTGGATGCCAGCTACGTTTAAGTATAAGCGTGACAAGGAAACCAATGAAGTTAAAACCATACCACAGATTAACCTAGAACATGGTGCTGGCATCTGCCCTAGCATCAAAAGGTTATATGACAAGGAACCAGCACTAGAACTGTTAGACGGGCTATCGGTATTAACACACCGCATCTCTATACTTAAGGGCTTCTTAAGTGCTGTTGATGAGGATGGATATGTCCAAGCACAGATACAAGGAATCACTAACACCCTACGGTTTAAGCACAAGGTTGTTGTTAACCTACCGAGTGTTGGTAAGCCCTATGGGAGCGACATTAGGGGTTGTCTTATTGCTCCACACGGTTATGAACTAATCGGGAGTGACATGTCCTCACTAGAGGATAGGACAAAGCAACATTATATGTGGGACTATGACCCAGACTACGTAACAGAGATGAACGTAGAGGGGTTTGATCCACACTTAGATATTGGTGTGCTGTCAGGGATGATGACACAAGAGCAATCAGATGACTATAAAGGGGGTGACAAATCTTTAGATCATATAAGACATAACGCTAAGCAAGTTAACTATTCTTGTACATACGGTGTAACACCAGCAGGGCTGGTAAGAAACACTGGAATGTATTTAGATGAGGCAACTAAGCTACACACCACATACTGGAAACGTAATTGGAGCGTACAAGCAATAGCTGATGCGTGTAAAGTTAAAACAGTTAATGGTCAGAAGTGGTTGTATAACCCAGTGAGTGAGTTATATTATTCATTACGCCATGAGAAGGATAGGTTCAGCACTTTAAACCAAGGCACTGGTACTTATTGTTTCGACATGTGGGTGAAGGAGATAATGAAATCTAAACTACCTATCATTGGTCAGATGCATGATGAATTCATTGGGCTGATTAAGGTGGGCCTTAGAGATAAGGCAACTAGAGTGACTAAAGAGGCAGTGCAAGCTGTCAATAAAATGTTAAAATTAAACAGAGAGTTAGACTGTGATGTTGCATTCGGCAATAATTACGCAGAAATTCATTAATATAGAGAGAGAAAGTAGATGGGATTAAACGCAAAGAAAGTAGCATTTAGTGGCGGCAATAACGGCCCTAAGCAAGAAGCAATTGAAGCTGGTACATACCCAGCACGAGTTGTGCAGGTGTTGGACTTAGGTTTACAACCTCAACGCCCTTATAAGGGAGAGGAAAAGCCCCCTGCACATGAGATTCAACTTACCTATGAGTTTGTAGATGAGTTCTGTCTTGATGAAGATGGTAAGGAGTTGGAGGACAAGCCTCGTTGGTTGTCTGAGTCAATGCCTTTCCGTAGCTTAGAGAGCGACCTAGCTAAGTCAACCAAGCGTTACCACGCTATTGATCCTGATGGTACGTTCGATGGAGACTTCACCTTATTGGTAGGGGCTACATGTATGGTGACTATCACATGCAAGCCTAATCAAAAGGGAGAGGATAAGAATTACGTTAGCAACGTATCATCTATGCGTCCTAAGGAAGCAGCTAAGTGCCCTGAGTTGGTTAACCCACCTAAGGTGTTCTTATTAGATGAGCCTGACCTAGAGGTATTGGGTAGCTTACCTAAGTGGTTACAAGAGAAGATTGAGTCTAACCTCCAGTACGCTGGGTCTGCATTAGATGCTGCACAGAATGGTGGTGGTAAGCCTAAGAAAGAAGAACCAAAGAAAGAGAAGCCTAAGAAGGAAGAGCCTAAGGCTGAAGATGATTCAAATGATGACGATGGTGAATGGTAATATGAAAGTAGTTGAAGTGGGTCAGTTCTGTCGAGTGATGGATAGCACATATGCAGAGCATGGTGTTAAGAAGAATGATGTTATCTACATTGCTGGGGACAGTATTGTATCAGTGGATGAGAAAGATCCGTACCAACTACGGCGCTTATTCATTGGTGCTTGGATGGATGGGGATCATGTAGATGTTAACCGTGGTGGCTTTACTATTGATGGTAAACGTCTTAAGCCTTGTAGTAAGTCTAAGCAAGCACGTTTAGACGCTATTAAGGATGAGGACTTCGGAGAGAAGGAAGATGCAGCCGAGGATTGATAGCGACGTACTCCTATATGAAATAGGAAGTTGTGGTCAATACAAGGATGATGATGGTGAGTTGGTTATACGAGACTTCGATTTCGTAGCCAACCTACTTGATGAAGCTGTAGTGGGTATCTGTGAGGCAGTGATGTCTTCACAGCCACCCATACTGTACATCACAACAAGGCCTGAGTTTGTTGATAAGATCAATAGGCGTAATAGATTCTTAGGCGAAGAGCCTATGGTGTTTAAGGAGAACTTTAGAAGTGAGATTGCGGTTACCAAGCCGTACAAAGGGACTAGGAAAAGTGAGAAACCACATCATTTTCTGGGGCTCTTTATGTATATGTATGAAAATTATGATGTACGTCTTGCAAACGGCATAGAGGCTGATGATCTAATGTCCATTGATCAGATGCAAGACTTAGATAACAGCGTCATATGTACAAGGGATAAGGATTTACGCATAACCCCCGGCTGGCATTACGGTTGGGCTTGTGGTAAGCAGCCTGAGTTTCCCATGCAGGAGGTTGATAACTTAGGTTGGCTAACTCTCAATGAAGCTAAGAAAAAGGTTGAGGGAGTTGGTATGAAGTTCTTTTATAGTCAAATGATTACAGGAGATACTGTGGATAATATCCCCGGCATTGCTGGTAAGGGATATAAGGCTGCTTACAAGGCTCTGTGTGACGCTGTAAGCGTTGATGAGTGTAAGGAGGTAGTAATAGGTATGTATAAGGATAAGTACGCTGACAAGGCTAGGGAGATGTTCACTGAACAAGCTCAACTGCTATGGATGCTAAGGGTGAATGATACAACTGCCGGAGGTTGGAATGTATAAGAACCTACCTGATCGTGACTGGGAAAC